TTAAAAGGCAAGTTTGAAACTGGAGACATTCCTACTGGAGCAGACTTTGTTGACCTCATTGATACGACTTCATTTCGTGCCGATTCTTTGGGCGGGGATGGAAATAACTCAGTAACTATAAATGGCATAGAGTCTGCAACGATATTTGATACTATTGATACTTCGGTTTTTAGAACTACAAAGTATTTAATTCAACTGTCTCATGCTTCAAGCTCTTCCTATAGAAGCCTTGAAATGAATTTGGTTTTTGATGGTACCAATCAAAATATAACAGAGTTTGGCTCTGTTAAGAACAATGCTAGTGACGTTGGAACAATTTCAGCTTCATTAAGTTCTGGTATAATTAGCATGACGGTAACCCCCGTCCTTAGCCCTATGACCGTAAGGTACTACCGTACGGGACTTAAGGCGTAACCCATAAGGAGAAAAAAATGGCAACAGTCGACAAAGACTTCCGAATTAAAAACGGCCTGGTCGTTGAGGGCAGCACGGCAACCGTCAACGGTTCAAATATTTTAACTGAAGCCTCAACATCATTTTTAAATGAGCACATCTCAGATGTTGTTGGCGCAATGGTGTCAGGAAATACAGAGTCTGGTATTTCGGTAACTTACCAAGATTCCGATAACACACTAGATTTTAATGTTGATGATTTCACAATTACACTTGGTGGAGATCTTTCTGGTTCTGTAACGATTACAGACCTTGCAGGCGCAACTCTTACCGCATCAATAGCAGCAAACTCTGTTGCACTTGGCACAGATACAACAGGTAACTACGTAGAATCTGTTACATCTGGCTCAGGACTTTCAATTACTGGATCAATTGGAGAAGGTTCAACAATTGTTCTAACAAATGATGACAAAGGTTCTTCACAAAATATATTCAAAACAATTGCAGTTGCTGGTCAATCAAACATTGAAGCAGACAGCAATACCGACACTCTAACTTTTGTTGCTGGAACTGGCGTATCTTTAACAACAAACGCAAGTACAGACACTTTAACGATTACCAATGAGGGTGTTAGGACTCTTGCAGGAACAGCAAATGAAATTGAAGTTTCTGCTTCAACTGGGGCAGTAACAATCGGTCTTCCAGACAACGTAACAATTGGAAACAACCTTGTTGTTAATGGTGATTTAACAGTACATGGCTCATCCACAATTCTTAATACAGAAACTCTTGCTGTTGAAGATAATATTATTCTTTTAAATAGCAATGTTACAGGTGTCCCATCAAGCAATGCTGGTATTGAAGTTGAGCGTGGTAGCTCTGCAAATGCATCTCTATTCTGGGATGAATCAACAGATAAGTGGACAGTAAACGACGCAACTAATACTAAGGCAATCGCCTTGGTTGGAGATGCAACATTTAATACCTTCTCAAATTTAACAGATGGTACAAACACAGCACAACCAGATTCGTCTTCAGATACATTTACATTCGCTGCTGGAACTGGTATCGCTGTTGCAATCACCGCAGCCTCAGACACTTTAACGATTACTAATGAGGGTGTTAGGACTCTTGCAGGAACTTCAAATCAGATCACTGCATCTGCCTCAACTGGAAATGTAACTCTGTCCTTACCACAGAATATTCATTCTGGAGCATCACCAACATTTGCAGGCCTCTCGGTGGGATCTGGATCTGTTACAGCGGGTTCTGTAACTCTTTCAGAAACACTTGTAAGTTCTGCTACAGCAACTGCTGGTACAACTGCGTCAGTTATCGACTCATGGTCTGCAACAACTTATAGAAGTGCTAAGTATATTGTTCAAATGAAAAAGGATAACGATATTGAAACTATCGAAGTTCTTCTAAATGTTGATGGAAACAATAACGTTTATATTACAGAATATGCTGATGTTATGAGCAATACTTCTCTCGGAACTACTGACGCTGATTACAGCTCAGGAAATGTTCGTCTGTTAGTTACAGCGGCTGCAGCAGACACAGCAGTAAAGGTACACAAAACGCTTATAGAGGCGTAATGTGACCACGAAGGGATAGGTGAACCTAAGTGGCAACAACGAACAAGGATTTTGTCGTAAAAGCAGGACTTAAGGTTGCTACTGGAGTTACCTTTCCAGATGATACGGTTCAGACTACCGCCTTTACTGGCGGAGGATTAACAGTAGGCAATACTTTTCCACAATCACCAAGCAACGGTGATTTATTTTTATATACAACAACAGAGCGTATTTATTTTTACTATAATGCTGAGTGGACTCCTGTTGCAACCTATCTAGATGCTCAAAGAGAATACGATGGAAATGGAATAACCTATCCAACTCTATTTGCAAAACTAGATGGTGGCGCTCCAAATACAACGTTCACCAATGCTGTTCCACAGGTTGACGGGGGTAGTCCAAATGAACAATTCTGATATAATGGCTTTAACAAGGATAGGTAATAATGGCAACTAGAATTCAGGTACGCAGGGGTACGAATGCCGCTTGGGCTGCAGCAGATCCTGTTCTTGACGTTGGCGAGTTTGGTTTTAACACTACAAACAATCAACTTAAGATTGGCGATGGGTCGACATCTTGGGATAACATATCTTATTTTTTAACAAATGATAACCTAGGAGAAAGCCTTGGCGACTATATTCAGATAAGCGAGAAAGGGTCTGCCAATGGAGTGGCAGAGCTTGATGCTAGTCAAAATGTTTTAACTAGAAGCTCTGTTATTTTTGAGGGTGCAACTGCCGACGCCTATGAAACAACATTAACGGTAACAGACCCAACCGCCGATCGCACAATTACAATTCCAAATTCTACTGGTACTATTCTTTTGGCTGACGGTAGTGGAAACGTAACCATTTCAGGAAACTTGACTGTCACTGGAACGACCACAACGATTTCTTCACAGAGCGTTTTAAGCCAACTTATTTTCGAGGGTACCACAGCAGACGATTTTGAGACCACCCTAACATTAGTAGATCCCACCGCCGATAGAACTATAACTTTGCCAAACGTGAGCGGTACGGTTGTTACTACTGGTAATTTTCCGTCTTTGACATGGGGACAACTTAAGTTGGGTGGCGGAATTTAATCAGTACTTTGTAAAATCAAAAGTACTAAACCTTTACTTAACACTTAATGTTTCTAAAAACGCTGTAAATCATAACTTTTCTTTATAAAAATTCTATGGTATACTAGACACTACTTTACATTTCGTAAAGTTCTCATATTATTTTGTGGAAAGGTTTGTAAAATCGGATGTCTGACATATTTTCTTTTCGTCTATTGGATGAGTTTGTAAATAAGTATAAAGAAATTGAGCCTCCTTTTGGCTTTGGAGATGCGGGTAGTAATTCGTTAGGTGAAATAACATTTATTCGTACCTATTCCAGGATAAAAGAAGATGGTTGTAAAGAACGCTGGTATGAGGTTTGCAAGAGGGTAATTGAGGGAATGTATTCAATACAGAAGAATCACGCCAAAGAGAACCGTTTGCCATGGAATGACAATAAAGCACAAAAGTCTGCTCAAGAGGCCTATGAGCGCATGTTTGGCCTTAAATGGACCCCTCCTGGCCGTGGCCTATGGGCGTTTGGCACTCCCATGACCATGGAGCGCAAGAACTCTGCTGCCCTGCAGAATTGTGCGATGGTATCAACAAGAGACATTGACCGTAATGATCCAGGTGCATTATTCGCTTGGGTAATGGATGCCTTGATGTTAGGTGTAGGTGTAGGGTTTGATACTTTGGGTCAAGATAAGGGGCTTGATATTTATTCAAATTCCGATGAAGAAATACAATATGAGATTCCAGATACTCGTGAGGGGTGGGTAGAATCCATAAGAATTATTCTTAACTCGTATTTAAAGATAAATCAGGCAAAGGTAATATTTGATTATTCTAAGATTAGGCCTCTGGGTTCTCCTATCAAGGGGTTTGGTGGTACCGCCTCGGGCCCAGAACCACTTATAAAACTGCACAAGACAATTCATAAAGTTATTGGTGATAGAGCTGGAGAAAAATTAGACTCTCGTGCAATTGTAGACATTGTTAATCTTATTGGAACATGTGTGGTTGCTGGAAACGTTCGTCGTTCTGCAACTCTTGCTCTTGGTGGACCAACAGATAAAGACTTTATGAATCTAAAAAATCCAGAAATCTTTGCAGAACGCAACTCGTATAATCCAGAAAATCCAGGGTGGGCATGGATGAGCAATAACTCTATTGCAGCAGAAGTAGGAACACAATATGAGGATTATGTAGATTTAATTGCTAACAATGGTGAACCAGGTTTTGTCTGGCTAGATATTGCTCGTAATTTTGGTCGTCTTGCAGATCCTGCAGATGGCAAAGATTATCGTGTTATGGGATTTAATCCTTGTGCTGAGCAGCCACTTGAGAGTCAAGAGCTGTGCACTCTTGTGGAGGTACATCTAAATAGACACGTAGACAAAGAAGATTTTTTACGCACACTTAAGTTTGCATACTTGTATGGCAAGACCGTAACTCTTATTCCAACACATTGGCAGATTACAAACGGAATTATGCAGCGCAATCGTCGTATTGGAACATCGTTAACTGGGATTGCATCATTCTCTGACGAGAACGGACTGCCCACCGTTCGTGAATGGATGGATGAGGGATACAAAACAATTCGTAAATATGATCATGCATATTCTGAGTGGCTATGTGTTCGTGAATCTGTTCGTGTAACAACCGTTAAGCCATCTGGCTCAGTCTCCCTGCTGTCTGGTGCAACTCCAGGCGTTCATTGGGGACCAGGAGGAAACTATTTTCTTCGTGCTATAAGATTTGGCGATACAGACTCGATGATTCATTTATTTAAAGCAGCGGGATATAAGATGGAAAAAGATCTAGTATCTGCCAATACAACTATTGTGTATTTCCCTGTACACTCTGGCCATTCTCGTTCTGAAAAGGATGTTTCATTATTTGAAAAAATTGGTCTTGCTGCTACCACGCAAAAATATTGGTCCGATAATGGAGTATCTGTAACTCTTTCATTTGACAAAAAGTCAGAAACTAAGTATATTGCTGCAGCACTTCATATGTATGAGGGTCAGTTAAAGGCCGTGTCTTTCTTACCCATAGGAAATGCCACCTACCCACAACAACCTTATACGGAGATTACAAAGCAAGAATATGAGTCTTATATAGGCAAAATTAAAAAAATCGACTGGTCTCCAATTTATGACGGTGTTGACAATCTTGAGGCGGTAGGGGAAAAATTCTGCACTACAGATATTTGTGAGATTAAAATAGCCTAAATGCTATAATTAAGGGCAAGGAGTAAAATGTCCAACCCATCAAATTTATATGCAGAAAAGGTTTATGCGGAGCATCCTACCACTCTGTGGGCACTTGATGATACCGCCGACTATATCAGTCTTATAACAGAGGCACAACGAGCATTTACGAGTTGGACAACGACAAATGTAACTGCTGTTGCATCTGCTAGCGCACCAAAAACAGAGCCCTTTGTAGGCAGTTCCGTAAATAGGCTAAATGTAATTTTGCCAGCCAACGATAGTTTTTCAATTACATGTTTTAGCGATGACCTTGTAAACTTTTCTGATTTAAATTCAGATCTCGGCACATTTTCTGTTGGTGGATACTTTTTTGATACAACAGCCAGATTGGAATCAGTATCGATTGGATATGAATATACAGATACAACTACCGCAGAGGCTGTTGTTCGAGTAAATGATTTTAATACTAATCTCAATCAGTCTTGGGGTTTTGTTTCTGGCACCTTCGAAATTCCTCTTGAGAACACAACAATGAGAGCAGTTGTTAAGGCCACCTTTTCAAGTGGCTCTTCTACAACAAATGCACATATATTTTTTAATGGAATATCTGTTGGTCAGTGGTCTGAAAATCATAATGCGACATCTTTAGGCATTGAAACCGCATCTATAACTTCTGCCAACATTGCAATAGAAACAGCTAATGGTATTGAGGCAGAGGCTTATGGTCTTGGTGGAGATAACGGATATTATTTGATAAACGATAATGCTCTTGTTGCAAGAAATGCCAGCATACCAATGGTTTATGGTGCATCTGGAGTTACTGTATTGACTCCCAATGAGGATGACGAGCCATCGCTAGTCGTTCCAGGAAAGGGATTTTTAAATGAGGCGGGCCGATATAAAGAATATACTGTAGAGTTTTGGGCAAAAATAAATTCAAGCACCACGACACCTAAAAGAATTTTTGGTCCAATTGCATCTTCTGATGGCTTGTATGTTGAGGCTGGCTTTATTACGCTAGTTATTGGAAATAAGTTTGCCTCTCACTTTGTAGGCGAATGGTATAGACCAATGCTTTTTCATATTCGTCTTATTAAAAATGTGGCAACGGTATTGCTAAATGGAGAAGAGGTCATAAGTCTTAGCATCATTACAGACGACTTAGTGCTACCAGAAATATTAGATGATTCAGATAGAGAGCAAGACTGGCTAGGATTTTATTCTTATAGCGATGTCACCCCAATTGAAATAGACTGTGTTGCTGTTTATTCTTATCAGGTTCCGACACCTGTTGCAAAACGTAGATGGGTTTACGGTCAAGCGGTCTTGTCTCCAGAAGGAATTGACTCTGCCTATGGAGGATCTTCTGCCTTCATAGATTATTCTTTTGCAGACTATACTGCAAATTATACATATCCAAATTTTGCTAATTGGAATCAGGGATCTTTTGATAATTTGATAACAACTGGAACTTATGTAGGAACACCAAACTATCAGTTGCCGACGGTATTTATAGAAGACGAGACGCTACAAGATCTTTACGATGATAATCTAGATATTCAGTCTGGAGCACACAAATTCATAACGTTGAGACCTAATAATAATTGGAGCTCCACTCATGCATATTTCAATTTTACAAATTTTAATGTTTTAAACGAGGAAGTAAAAGCAATCTATGGAGTTTTTAGTGCAGGAGATGTTACAGACGTAGAGCAAACTCTATTTAAGATCTACAATAAAATTAATGGAAATTATTTCAAGGCGGTTCAAAATGATGACGATCTTGTTTATAGTATTTATTACAACGGAGCGAGCACTTCTCTTTATACATACAGTACGATTGCTGTAGATCAAAAATTTACTGTTGGTCTTAATATTCCAGACTTAGTTTCTAGGTTTGGTGGAAATGTTGCATCTTTTTTTGGAAACAGGAATGGTCTTGAACTCTATGTTTCTGGAGATGCGGCAGCATCTAACAATACATTTCAGGGCAAACTATACTCTTTTGGATTCTGTACTGATTTAAATGCAAATGAGGCAGATGATAACTTTAGTGATGGGTTTGCCATCGCCACCTCTGCCGTCAATATTTTATCCTTCGTTGCGAGCTATACACTTTTGCCATTAGAAGCGTATGGCACATACTTTTTGGATATTGGCGTCGCTGGTTATTGGGAAGACTATTTGCCACTGTCTTACTTTGGTCAATATGTTGAAAATGAAAGCGGAGACCTTTTTTATGAATTAGATTTTCTACAGTTCAATATAGGATATCCGAAGCCCTCTGAACTGGTTAGTCAGGCATCCACAAGCGCATGGACATATCAAGGATTAAAGGACGAATACGAATATCCTACACAAAGAACTTATTCTGAACTAGATAATTATCTGTTTACTGGTTGGGATACTTATACTCAAATGGTCGGGCAGACAGACAAGTACTACGAATATGATACGGGAGACGCATCTATTAGAAGTTTTATTACTTTTCAATATATTGAAGATGGGGCCAACGCTCCAAGGGCGGACTTTACAACCATAAGAACTGCCAGAGAAGATTCAATAATTGACGTTAATGATTTTGAAAATTGGCCGACAACAAAGTTTGAGGTTGTTGATAATACATTAATTTATCCTAGAGAAAATATAAATTTTAATGAACTTGCAATCGTTTATCACCTTGACTTTCAGATTCGGGGTATATTGACAAAGCCAATTCAACTAAGAAGGCTAGAACTGGCATCTCAAGCATTTAATGACAATTCGTTCAATCCAGTTGGAACTAGGTTTGGCATTGACCTGTTTCCATTTAAGAGGTCTGGCATATATTTTGATTACAAGGCAAAGAATCCATTTAGCATATATAAGGGTAGCACTCCATATCTTTATATGACAAGAACATCTGGCATACAGGTGAGAGGAGATTATGATCCTTCTATAAACAGAGGTTTGTCTATGCCTATCAATACCGCTCGTGCTAGTGATTATCGTGTTAGTGCGGTTCAGATGTGGATGAGATATGATGAAAGACAATTTCCAGGAAGTTCGACAGAACTGTTTGATATTAAATATAAAGCAGATACAATAAAATTTTATTTTGAGGCAGATAGCGAAACTGGAGATCGTGCAAGAATTTATGCAATAAGGGCAAGCACGGGTGAAGAGTTTAATGGTATAACATATTATTGGAATGGGAAATTAGTAAGAGAGCCAGTGGCAACAAGAAATGAATGGGGAGTTCTTGGTTTAGGGTTTTCTACCGCCCTGCTCTATGATAATTTCCTTGGCTCTATAAATCTAAACGGAACCTTTGTATTTAATAATATCGCTTACTATCAGTCCACCAATTTGCAGGAAGTTCAAAAGACCCTTACTCGTCCATGGCAACAGGTAATAACAGATGGGGTAACAAATTTTGATTGGCAGTATTGGGAAAATTCTTCAACATGGGAGGGCGTATTGGTTATTGGGTCGTCTGAGCTATACGGAGTCGATCCAACAAGCATTTATAATACATATATTGGTATAAATAAAATTATTATTGATGACAATCATGGGTTGACGGTAGATGCAGACAATCTTAGGGCATATGTTGACACAACATGGAGCACAATCGTTGGAACACCAGCTTAATCTGGTATACTTGTGGTTATGGATTCTTTAATTAACCCCAAAACTGGTAAGCCTCTTGTAAAAAATATAAGGCGCAAAGTCATTGACAAGAGCTATGACTGGGGTCTTTATGTTTACAAGAAGTCCAATGGAAAGTGGTTTAGCGACGGACAGGGTAATGTTTTGAATATTCAATCAAAGAAGAATGATATTTCTAAGATAGCAGAACTTAGAAAAGCTGCTATGTATTATGGAGATGATGGGGATGGGCAATGTGTTTTCGTGCCTGGTCTGAATCGGGCATCAGAAGAACAATACTCAGAAATGAAAGACAGAATGAATCAGGGGCTCATACCAAACGTTAACGATCTTGGGGCGGTATATGATGCTCAAAAAACTTTAAAAACACACGGACGAGAGGCATACGAAAATGAATGATGATTTTGAATATATACAGGCAAGTTTAAATACGCAACAAAAAGAGACAGATGCTTTTGCTGCACTAGATCCCTTCGCTAAGCCTTGGGAGCAGCTAAAAACTCTAGGCGGTCTTGACAACAACTTTCGTCGTAGAACCGCACGGAATATAACAAAAGCAGTAACCGACAATCCAGGATATCTGGATTCTGCTAGCGCAAATCCTTCTGGAGATAACGCAGAATCAAAACAAATAAATCCTGGAACGGTATACCGTAATGGCTATGGCCTGTTTGATGTAATTACTCCGCCATACAACATGTATGAGTTGGCAAACTTCTATGATACAAACTTTGCCAATCATGCTGCCATTGACGCTAAGGTAGAAAATGTCGTTGGTCTTGGATATCGCTTTGATATTACAGATCGAACGATGCTCAGTTTTGAAATGAATGAAGATCAGGGCATGGTTGATAGAGCAAGAAATAGAATTGAACGAGCAAAGATTATGCTGCGTGACTGGATAGAGTCTTTAAATGATGACGATTCATTTACTACGACTATGGAAAAGGTGTACACGGATCTTCAGTCTGTTGGAAATGGATTTATTGAGGTGGGTCGCAAAGTCAATGGAGAGATCGGATATGTTGGTCATATACCAGCAACCACCGTACGTGTACGTCGTCTTCGTGATGGATTTGTTCAGATTATTGGAAATAAGATGGTTTACTTTAGAAATTTCAATGCTAAAAATCCTAATCCGATGAGTACGGATATAAGGCCAAACGAAATCATTCATCTCAAACAATACTCGCCCTTGAATACATTTTATGGTATTCCAGACATTCTTGCAGCGCTACCATCTTTAATTGGAGATCAACTTTCTTCTCAATATAATATTGATTATTTTGAAAACAAGGCGGTACCAAGATATGTCATTACAGTCAAGGGTGCAAAGCTATCTGCTGATGCAGAAGATAAGATGTTCAGATTCTTGCAGACTGGTTTGAAGTCTCAATCACACAGAACTCTTTATATTCCACTTCCAGGAGATACAGAGAACAACAAGGTCGAGTTCAAAATGGAGCCGATTGAAAATGGTGTACAAGAGGGATCTTTCAGAGAATATCGTAAACAGAATAGGGATGATATTTTAATTGCTCATCAGGTTCCAATATCTAAACTTGGTGGTTCTGATTCGGCTGCAATTGCTGCTGCCATTTCCCAAGATCGCACATTTAAGGAGCAGGTATCTAGACCAGCCCAAAGATATTTGGAAAAGATGATTAATAAGATTATTAGAGAAAAAACAGACGTTCTTGAGTTAAAATTTAATGAATTAACTCTTACAGATGAGATTGCACAGTCTCAGATTCTTGAGAGGTATGTAAAGACACAGGTCATGACGCCAAACGAGGCTCGTGAAAAGTTAGACCTACCACAGAGATCTGATGGTGATTCTCCCTTTGTTATGAGTCCAAGACAGGCTACTGACGCTAGGGCAGACCTGGCAGGGAACAGAGAAAGAGACATAGAAAGAACAAATAATAATTCAGATTCTCCATCTACGATAGGTGGTCGTAATCCTCAAGGAGAAGGCCGTTCTTCGCAGTAATGTCCAAATATTGATATAAACAGATGATATAATAAGATGACAATGATTATGAATAAGGCTCAATGGACAACAGAGGGCGACAGTGTTCGCTTTTCTATGCCTATTGGCAAAATTGATCAAGAACGCCGTATTGTTTCTGGTTTTGCAACTCTAGATAATGTGGATAGGCAAAATGACATTGTAACAACAGAGGCCAGCATGAACGCCTTTAAGAAATTTAGAGGAAATATTCGTGAAATGCATCAGCCAAGTGCTGTTGGCAAGGTCGTATCTTTTAAGGAAGATCGTTACTTTGATCCACAAACAAAGAAGTTTTATAGTGGTGTTTATGTCTCAGCCTATGTGTCAAAGGGTGCACAAAATACCTGGGAAAAGATTCTTGATGGTACGCTGACAGGATTCTCAATCGGAGGAAATATCACAAAATCCGATGATGAGTTTGACGAAGAGGTAAAGCGTCAAATACGTATAATTAAGGAGTATAATTTAACTGAACTATCACTTGTTGATAACCCAGCAAATGAATTCGCCAACGTTCTTTCAATTGAAAAGGGAGAGCTTGGCGGGTATCTTGCACAAGCAGTTGTTGACACGGTGTACTGGTGTAAGCAAGACGACATTGTTCGCCTATCTCCAGAAGATAAGGAGTCTTGCCCTACTTGCGACGTTTCAATGCAAAACATTGGATTCGTTGAAAGAGGAGATGACAATATTGAAATGCTAAAGTTCTTAGTTGATAGTGCAAAAGGCATTAGGACAATTAAGATTACAAAGGAGAATAATTCTATGGCAGAAGAAACAGAAGTTGCGGCAGAGGCACCAGCCGAAGCAGCATTAGTTGTTGAAGATGTTGAGGTTGCTCCAGAGGCTACAGAACAGGTTATAGCAGAAGCAGAAGCAGTTGTCGAAGAGGCTGCTGCTGAAACAGCGATTGCTAAGACAGATGAAGTTGCTCCTTCTACAGAAGAGGTTGTAGAGAATAAAATGGATGCAGTTGCAGATATCGCCAAAAACGTAACTGACATTCAAGAATCTCTAACTAATGCCTTGAGCGATCTTGCTGGAACAGTTAAGTCCTTACAGGAAACTGTTGCTGCAATTACAAAGTCCCTTGAAGATGTTACAGGAAAAATAAAGTCTGTATCAACTGATGTAGATCAGGTAAAGGGTTCTTTTGATGAATTTGGAAAGCGTGTTGAAGCAGTAGAAGCAGATACCGCCTTCCGCAAGTCTGGCGATCTAGGCGAGATCGTACAGGAGTTTTCAGAAATGAAGGCTCAAAAATCCCTATGGGGCGGACGTTTCCTCAAAACAGCCGACCTATTTAACTAAACACTAAATGGAGGTGAATATATGTCGGAACAAGAAATACAAGAAAAACTGACTAAGGCAGCTGCATCTGGTGCATTCGTTTCTGGTGGAATTGGTAGCGCAACCGCAACCGATCCATCTGGCAACGTAGACCCAGCTACTTCTCTTGGTAACGTTTCTGGCGGTGCATTCGGTGTAACAACCGGAGATAACGCAGTAAACCCAACAGGAAGTAACAGCGGTATTCTAAACCCAGAGCAGGCTCGTCGCTTTATCGACTACGTGTGGGATGCAACAGTTCTCGCCAAAGATGGTCGTAGAGTTACAATGAGAGCCAACACCATGGAGATCGAAAAGGTCAACGTTGGTGAGCGTGTACTTCGTGCTGCTGCACAAGCAGATGGCGCATACACGAATACTGGCGCAACATTTACCAAAGTAGAGCTTACAACCAAAAAGATTCGTCTTGATTGGGAAGTTTCTAGTGAGTCACTTGAAGATAATATTGAAGGAGCCGCTCTTGAAGATCGTCTCGTTCGCTTGATGACCAATGCATTTGGTAATGATATTGAAGATCTAGCGATTAATGGAGACGGTGCAACAGCATCATTCCTTTCAATTATGTCTGGATTCATTAAGCAAACCCGTGGCACCGTTGGTAATGCTGCTCATGAGTTGTCTGCAACAGTTTCAGATAACAACTACACAACCACAGTACTGCAAAACTTGCTATTGGCAATGCCACGCAAGTATCGTGCACTTAAGAGCAATCTTAAGCTTTATGCAGGCACTGACGCATTTGCAGGTATCGTTCGTAACAATGGTACTCTAGCAGATGCAATATCGGCAGCATTCGCTGACCGTATTGGTAGCACCCAATCCAATCGTCAAGATTTTCTTGATGGTGGAGCGCAAACACTTGGTAATTCACGTACAACTCGTGTACTAGGTGTGGATGTGCTTGAAGTTCCTTACTATCCAGAAGGGTATGTAGACCTTACATTCCCTGATAACAGAGTATGGGGCTTCCAACGCGATATCACGGTAAATCGTGAATATAAGCCAAAGAAAGATACTGTAGAATATACAGTATTTGTTCGCTTTGGTATCGCATGGGAAGAGTTGGATGCAGTCGCATATGTCGATGCAGACAGCGCAGATTCCTAAAATCTAACCAATAAAAACTAGAAGAGGGCGGCTTAGAAACCGCTCTCTTTTAGCATTTCTGGTATAATGACAGTGGAGGAATAATGTTAGATTTAGAAGAATTAAAAACAAAAACGGTGTTTGAGTTAAAGTCTTATGCTAAGAAAAATAACATCGACCTTAAAGATGCAAAAACAAAAATAGATATGTTAAATGTTTTACAGGGCAAAAAGGTCGTTGTGCCAGAACCCAAAGAGTTTGTAAAAAGAATTGCTATATACTCAGATCATAATAAATACTCGATAGACAGACAAAAGGGTTCGCTGAAAGTTGGTTATAATATAGTTAGTAAGGAGGCAGCCGACTGGTGGCTTTCTCGCAAGGGAGTTAGAGAAGCAACTCCTGAAGAGATAGCAAGATACTACGGTGTAGAATAATGGAGATTTTGCGTATCCCCCCATACCCGCTTTCAATTTCCTATACGGTGACGGCGGCTAATACGTCTCACTATTTGGTAATTTCTACAAATGATAGATATGAAGAAATTGTTGATGCTGCGGTTACATCTAGTGCAAGTAAGGTTATTACATATACTCTGCCAGACTCTTTTTCTAAATATGATAACCACTACTCTTTAGAAATATACGAAAAGGTTGGTTCCGAACGTGGAGATGTTCTGGTTGAAGATAATCTTGAGATTGTTCGTCCATATGTGGACCCCAACGATTTAGGAACTACGGCTACGGAAATTGCCGAGTATACAGAAAATGAAAAATTAGCAAGACAGATAATTGACTCTTATGTGCCAGGGGGATTCTATTTTAAGGCTGAATGGATTCAGTCGGTTGGACAGGGCACAGACTATTTTTCATTATGGAAAAGAGGATACAGGGTTCTTAAGGTATATGAAAATGCTGAAATAGTTTGGGATGTTGATGATGAAGACGGACCAGCATTATCTGATGACGAATACAGCATTACAAAAGATAAAACTGGAATTGTAAAAGATCCAGTTGCAGGAGTCACAACTTGGAACAGATATGAGCGTAAGCCTGCGAGAATGGCGTTTGCCGCTTCTGACTCAATAGGATTTTTTGACACAGGAGATAGTGCAAACATTCAGACATTAAGCGGTGGAGTAAGTTTCCCAGAGGGTGTTGATTATATGTTTTACATTGAGGCGGGGTATAAAGTAGTTCCAAACGACATAAAAGATGCAACAAACATGCTTATCGATGATATTCGATGTGGCAGACTAGACTACTACAAGAGATATGTAGAATCTTACAAAACCGACCAGTTTGATGTCAAATATAACAAGAGCATAATTAGTGGTACTGGCAACATGCTGGTTGATAAAATTCTTAATAGATATGTGACAAATATTACTAATCCTGGAGTTTTATAATGGTTATCTGTGAAGATACAGATTTCATGTTCCCCATGAAGGCAGACGTCTATTATCCCATAATTAGTCAAGGCGATTATGGTCAGCCCAAAAAGGATTGGGTGTTTGATAAGACCATTGCCTGCAATGTCGGACCTATAGGCGGCCCCGCATCGGCAAGTTCTGAAAATGTAAAGGCAGAATCGTTTCTGCAGGTGCAAAATAAGCTAGAGGGCAGAACCAAGAATGATCCACGCATCTCTACACAGAAAGAAAAGAACGCAATAACAAATGTTTTAATCACAAATGTGCGACATGCTGATGATGAATTAATATATAAAGAAACGGCTGGTGTTCGTTCTGGCCATGGAACTATTTATGAGCTTGCAACTGTTGAGCCCTTTGTGGGAGCATTTAGGTCTACGGAATATTACAAAATGATTTTGCGTAGGGCTGAAAATCAGACTGTGGGTGACTGATGAGAGTTGTAACCAATACCCGTCATTTTAGAAAAACGATGAACAACGTCATAGATTATTCCTATGGCTTTCTTGATGGAGTACAAGATGGCAAGCCAATCTTCATGAAGAAACTTGGTATGGGAGTTGTTGCTGCCCTGGGCCAATATATTGATGTAAATGCCAGGGCAAATCCAAAAGCCCTTCATCATGTTTATGAATGGTATCGTTCAGGTAGTCCTGCCGCCAGACTATTTGATATAGATTTTGCTATAAGTAAAAATGTCCTGTCTTTGTTTTCTAATTTTAGACAATCAAAATCAATATCTGTAGATGCAACGACTCCATTTGTAAATAAAGCAAAAATAATGGAGCAGGGTATGACTGTAACAATCAAACCCAAAAGCGGTTCTGTTTTGGCATTTGAGTCTGGTGGACAGTCTGTGTTTACACCAAATCCAGTAACTGTTACTAATCCAGGTGGTGATGCTGTTCAGGGATCCTACGAGCGAGTATTTGATGAGTTTATGTTAAAATATTTTAAACAGTCTTTTATTCGTGCCTCTGGTTTATATGATTACATCAAGAGACCAACGGTATTTAAGAAAAACATTCGTGCTGGATCAAAAATCGGTAGAGCAAAGGGCGTAAGCACTGGATTTAGTTGGATAGCAAATGCAAGAATTGGGGTAGAATAGTACAATGACCCTTGAAATTAAAACTACTGGTTTCGCACCTAAGTATATTAATAATTATGTAAACGAACAACTTTCATTGTTTGGTCTTATTGCTACTGGTCCTACTGCTCCGAATCAGGCTGGGTTCAATCCAATGGTTCCAGCTCAATATCCAACAAGCATAGAAGATCTCTATAACGACACGGTATCTATTCAGCAAGTAGATTCACCCATATTAATAGTTTATGATCGCTTGATGAGATTTAGACCATCTCCATTTTATCGTCGCAAAAGAGAGCAGCTGATATATTTTGTATATTCGTCTGATGTTGCAAAATTAATAGATGCTGTTCGAATAATTACTGATGCTCTAGATCGTGAGGATGCAGCGGCCGAAGATGTCAATGACTTTTCTGCAGCAGAGGCAACCGCAGATAACCCAGTAAACGTATATTTTCATAATATTAGGGTATATCAGGCAGACGAAAGCAGAGATGTTGCGGAGATTGCTTCGGCCAGGACGCTGTTTGTGAACAAGATCATCATAGAATATGACTATCACATAAAAGACACAATCTCTATAAGTGGCGTAAGTCACACCAATCCATACTCTTAAAAGGCTGTATAATTAAGTTTGAGGAAACACGCCCATTTACTCAAAAGGAAAAAAGAGGTGAAAAAATATGCCAGCATATACCCGTGGTACATCGACCAACATCATAGTTGGTGCCGCAGCGTTCTTTCTCTGCGATACCACACAGGATGCTAACGTTTTTACAGCAGGAGGAACGGGAGTTCCCTTTGTTGCCACAGAGTCTTACAAGAGTTCTCTGATGGCAGATCCTGATTGGAATAACGTTGGTTACACCATGAATGGCCTTGAGATGACATTTGCTCCTGACTTCGGTGAGGTTGCAGTAGATCAAGTCCTAGATGTTGCTAAGCTATACAAGCAAGGTATGCAGGTAAATGTTGCTACAGCATTCGCTGAGGCAACTCTTGAGAATCTAGTCTTTGCTCTTGCAATGAGCGAAGATGAACTCTCTGGTACGAAGTCCACTTCAGCGGGTCGTCGTCTGAATCTTTCAGCAGGCGAACTCGGTGAGTGTCCAGTTGAGCGAGCAATCTGCGCTGTCGGTCCAGGCACTGGAGATTGCGCTAATTCTACGAATATAGAACGTGTTTATGTCGGATATCGTGCACTTTCAATTGAGAGCGTAACAGTATCTGCAAAACGCGATGAGCCTTCGATGTTTGAAGTTTCATTCCGTTTGCTTCCAGAGGATGCCTCTGGTGCATACGGTAAGATCGTAGATCGTACTCATACCGCATCATAATCTAATCTTAGATTAATAACATTCCCACTCCCCAAGTAGGGGGGTGGGTTTGTTGTTTGTGGTAAAATGGATAAGATGGCTACTGAAATATATAAAATACAAAAAGCAAATTTAATTGATGGAACAGAAATAGAACTGGTTCCATTAAAAATAAAGTATCTAAGAGAATTCATGGATACATTTCAAGCCCTCAAAGTAACAAAAAATGATCAAGAGGCAATTCTTGTTTTATCAGAATGTGCCAGAATATGCATGAAGCAGTACTATCCATCCATTTCAAAAACAATATCAGAACTAGAAGAGAATATAGACCTTCCCACAGTATATAAAGTTTTAGATGCTGCCGCTGGAATTAAGGTAGACAGAAAAATAGAGAAGCCAGTTAAAGATCAAGCAACAGACAGTGGGGCCAACTGGGATTCTTTGGACCTTGCAAAACTTGAATCTGAAGCATTTTTGCTCGGCATTTGGAAAGACTATCAGGAACTAGAAGAGTCTTTATCTATGACAGAGCTAATTGCCACATTGTCTAGCAAACGAGAACTTGACTATGAAGAAAAGAAATTTTTAGCAGCAATACAGGGCGTTGACCTGGATGCTAATCGAAAAGGTTCTGATGGAAAACAGCGAGGGCAGCAAGAATGGGAAGACCTTAAAGCAAGAGTATTTAGTCGTGGCAAGGCAACAGACGCAAATGATGTTCTTGCATTACAGGGTCCATCTGCTCAAAAGGCAGGGTTTGGTATCGGCATGGGTCTAGATTATGAAGACCAGAGAGATCCTTCATTAATAAAATCGTAATATAAAAATAGAGGCTTCATGCTATAATTACATTAGCCTATATAGGAGGATAAATGGCAACAACAACGTATGAGAGCCAAGAACTTACTCTTATGGATGGTACGAAAATTGCAGTCAGACCTTTAAAAATCTCACTGCTTCGTCCCTTTATGAGCAAGTTTGAAAAAGTGGCAGAGGTGGCAGAGGATAACGATAAGTCAATGACTCTTCTTGTCCAATGTGTAGAAATTGCTATGAAGCAGTACAACCCAGAGTTGGCAGATGTTAAGAAACTAGAGGAAGTTCTAGACCTTCCAACAGTTTATAAGATTGTCGAGGCTGCTTCGGGGGTTAAACTCCAAGATGCAAATGCTCTACTGAACACAGTGCTTGCAAACAATTAAAAAGTAAGAGGTGCTATAAGTGGCTGACGTAAATGCTAATATTGGCATAAATATAGATACGTCACAATCTTTGGCGGAGATCAAAAATCTTCAGCGTCAATTAGCACAACTTTATACAAGTATAAACAGAGGTAGTGCCGCAGCCGCGGCAGCCCAAAAGGGTCTTGCTACCAACTTCATGAACGCCATCAATGCTGGTGGTAAGTTCTACGCCCAGATGGGCACAATTCGTACAAGTACGGAATCATTTACTCACGCACTGGAGAAAAACAAACTCTCAATGCGTGAGTATTTCCGTTTTGCTGCTGGATCAACAAGAACATTTGGAAGACTATTTAAATCAGAATTTAACACGATTGGCAAGGTAGCCGAAGAACGTGTTAAGAAAATGCAGACTCAATATGTGAAGATGGGTCGTGATGCATCTGGTGCAATGAGAGCGATCTCTATAACTCCAGCAACATTAAATATGAAAGATTACGGCAATCAGGTAGCCGTAGCAGCACAAAAACAAGCAATATTAAATCAGTTACTTAAACAAGGATCTACCAATCTATTAAACTTTGGTAAAAATACACAGTGGGCTGGCCGCCAGTTGATGGTTGGTTTTACAGTGCCTCTTGCATATTTTGGTGCAGCAGCTGCCAAAACATTTATGGATATTGAAAAACAGGCCATTAGGTTTCGTCGTGTTTATGGAGACATGTTTACAACCACAGGCGAAACAAACAAGGCTTTAGCAGACATAGAGGCTCTTGCTAGACAATTTACTAAATATGGCGTTGCGGTTAGCAAGACTATGGAAATGGCTGCTTCTGCTGCTGCCATGGGCAAGACTGGAGCAGATCTAACAGCACAGGTCGCTTCAGCAACACGATTGTCAGTTCTTGGTGGAGTTGAGCAAGAACAGGCACTAACAACAACCATATCTTTAACAAATGCCTTTGGTCTTGCTTCAGAAGAATTAGCGGGAAAAATTAATTTCTTAAACGCTGTTGAAAACCAAACCGTAACAGCAATTGAAGACTTAACGATTGCTGTTCCAAAAGCTGGTCCAGTTATAAAACAACTTGGCGGTAGTGTAGAAGACCTGGCCTTCTTCTTAACAGCAATGAGAGAGGGAGGAATCAATGCATCAGAGGGTGCTAACGCACTCAAGTCTGGTCTTGCCTCATTAATTAATCCTACAGATAAAGCAGCAGGAATGCTTGCAGATATGGGAATTAATATAAAAGCAATTGTTGAAGGAAATTTTGGAAATTTAAGAAATACAGTTATAGATTTTGCAAATGCCTTAGATACGCTGGCTCCACTTGAAAGAGCAAGAGCAATTGAACAATTGTTTGGAAAGTTTCAGTTTGCTCGCTTGTCTGCTTTGTTTGAGAATGTTACAAAAGATGGAAACCAGGCAGCAAGAGTTTTAGATTTAGCAGGAAAATCTGTTGAAGAGCTTGCAATCTTGTCAGAACGAGAATTAGGAAGAATAGAAGATTCTGTAGCAACAGACTTCAGGGAAGCAATTGAAGAATTAAAAGTTTCAATTGCTCCAATAGGTAAAGAATTCTTAAAGGCAATCACACCAGTTGCAAAGTTTTTGGGAAATTTGTTTGAAAAATTTGGAAATTTAAGTGATGGAACAAAAAAGTTTATAGTAGTTTTAACTACATTGGTTGGATTAGTTGGACCAGCCTTGTTAATGACTTTTGGATTAGTTGCTAACGGAGCAGCAAATATAATTAAACTGTTTTTGATGATGAGACAAGGATTTTTAAAATTATCTGGAAATAGTACAAATCTTGCACAGCAAACTTCATATTTAAGCACTGAACAAATGGAAGCAGCAATTGTTGCCTCTTCTTTAAATCAAGCACACTCAAAGCTAACGCAACAATTTAATGTCGAAGCTACAGCGGTAAATCAACTTCGTAATGCCTACGTACAAGCAACCGCAGCAGCAGCAAGATTTGCAGTAGCAAATCCTGGAATGATGATTCCTGGCGCTGGAAGAATTCCAAAGAAATTAGCTTCTGGAACAATGAAAGTTCCAGGGTATGCAAAAGGAACTGACTCCGTACCTGCAATGCTAACTCCTGGTGAAGCAGTTATCCCAGAGCCAATAGCACAAGATGATAGATTTAAACCATTAATTGCAGCACTTGTATCTGGTGAAATTGCCAAATATCAAACTGGAACAACAGGAGCAGGAAGCGAACCAAGAAGACAATCAAATTCGGCAATTGCATTTGCCCATATGACTGGAGATCCTCATCCAAAAACCGTAAACGACTTAATTAAATCTGGTCTATTTCGTGGAAGTGCCCTAGATGATCTTAAAGCATATCAAAAAGCTGGAATGGGATCTACTTTAATAAATGGATATACATCTCTTGGTTTTGATATTGATGCAAAAATGAACTCAGCTCTTAAAACAGGAGTACCAATTCAAAGTTTAATAGACGAAATAAAGCAGCCAGGATCTATTAGAACAAGCGCAAATTCTTTACAAAAAAATTATTCTAATTCTCTTATTGCTCAAGGCAATAGACCAATTTTAATTATGGAACAGTTTAGAAATGATTACATAAAAGAGCTTGAAAGGCTTCAAAGAAGCGGTGTTAATTTTGTAAATGATGATATGTTAAATAAAAATATTACAAAGCCCCTGCTTTCTAATCCGGCATATTCTGACATAGTAAAAACAATAGCAGGAGTGGATGTATTTCAAAAACCTAGACCAAAACAAATACAAGAATTTTTAAAAACGAATGGTGTTCCTATGAGAAGAGGAGCAGGAATTCCTTTTGATGAAGCAAACAGGCTTTTAGGTAAACAGCTTAGCAGAGATGTATTTTCTAAAAAAATGCTTAAGAATATGGCAAGCTTTGGAGTTCAACCAACTGTAAAAATTTATAGTGGTCCAGATGGAAGATTGCTAGGTATCGAAATATTTGAGCCAGGGCAAAAAACAGCAAGCTATACTGGACTTAACTTGGGTAAAAAAGGCGGACGTTTAAGTATAGATTTAATACGTGCTAAAGGTTCTGAAAGATTTGGTGGATATAGAAATCTGACTAAATCAGAACAAACCATAACCAAGGCAAGACAAAGAGTTGGTTTAACTCCTGCACCTGAACCTGAAACTAAGGTTGCCGTAAAGGCAGGACAAAAAGTTAGAGATGCTGAGACTGGAAGACAGATACCACCTCAAAGAGTTCCGCTAACAGCACAAGACAAAGCAAGTATGCCACCTGAACAAAGGCTAAATCACTTTAAAGCTTTGTTAATGAAAAGGGGTCAAATGATTCTACCGCTTGGAGCAACAGCAGAGGGTGGCGCTGGCGGTGGTGCAACATCATCAATTAAGACACCAGGACTCACTACTCCAGAAATTGCAAAACAAACAAGAGTAAGTAGGGAAGCAATTAAGGCAACTGAAAAAGAAACAAAAGCAAGAAAAGAAAACACAAAAGAACAAGGCAAACAAACGCAATCTAGCAGAGATTTAACAAAATCTCAAAGACAAGAGTTCGCCGATAGAGCAAAAGCACAGCCCAGAGATCCTACTACTGGAAGATTTGTAAAGGCTCCTACTGTTGCTCCCGCCGTAGATCCAAAAGCTGCTCGAATGGAAAGAATACAGAGAGCGTCAACTTTCTCTGGACCAGTAGCTATGGCAGCAGGAACAGCAGCTATGGTTGCTGCAATGAGCGGGGCTGATCAAAAAATAACCAACATGCTATTTGGTATTTCTGCTATTGCTGGACTTCTCCCCTTGTTAATGAATCCTATTGGTGCTGTAGTTGCGGGAGTTCTTGCTTTAGGTACATCAATTTTTCTAATAAATAAAAAATTTAAAGATATGGTAAAAGGCCAATCTGAGTTTGTAAAGGCTACGTCTGCAACAACTGACAAGATGAGTCAGGTTTCTGAAATTGCTGGTACGACAAGTTCATCAAAAGCAATGCGAATGATGAGAGAAGGCGGTATTTTTGGTGCATACAATGATGTGCAAAGAGCAGGAACACAATTTGGAGATACATTTTTAGAATCAGATATCGGTAAGAAAATGGCAACTGGTTTTGCAGACAATATGAAACAGTTTGGTTCTGAGCAGGCAGCAAAAGATTTTGCTCTTCAGTTAGCTGCATATATATCAGATGGAGTTCTAACTGCTGCACAAGCAAGCAGTATTGCAGAACAAATTGGAGTTGAGTTTGGCAGTCAAAGATATACGTTTGGAATTAAAGGCGAACTTGATTCTCTAATTGGTTTTAATGGTGAAGATTTACTTAAAGATCCATTAACAATTAGAGCAAAAATTGTAGAAGAAGCAAGTCAGCGATCAGAAGCTCTAGTATTTGATAACAAACCACCAGTGAATCTAAGGAATTCAGGTTATCTAAAAGACGCTGCAAAACTAGCAGCTTTTTCATCTAATAATTTACAAACAGCACTTGCTCAAGCAGATGCAACTCAATTTCATTATGAAAAACAAATACAGCTGCTAGAAAAAGAAATGCAACAAACCAACAATTTGCAAAAACAAGAAGAGATTAGAGAAAAAATTTCTAAACTTCAAGGTGACATGCGTACCGACATGACAAAAATGAATGCGCTTGTGACTAATCAGCTAAATACAGAAATGAAAAGGTTTAAGCTTGTTCAAACCAATAAGAGTTCTTTTAATGTTGGTCTTTTGGGCCAAAACGAAGCGGCGGCAAAAAGAGAGGCTGCCTATTTTGATTCTTTAAAACAGCAAGTTACAGATGTATATGCTGGTACACAGTTTTCAAGTATGGCAAAAGATGCACAAGCAAGACTGTCTAAACTAAGTGATCGCCGTGAATTTGGTAAATCTGGTTTTAAATCACAAGTAGAAGCACAAGATTTTGAAGTTAGAATGAATTTCTTGTTAGCAAATAAAGTTATAAATCCAGAACAAAACAATGTTCTTATGGAAATGTTTGCTGGTAAATTGCCAGCACTAGCAACAACGCTTGATATTGGATTTAAGAAACAGGGTGCAGCAGAAACAGTTGCATTCTTAGACATGTTTGCGGGCTTTGAGAATAATAAAGAAAAAGCAATGAAAATGGCGGTATCGTTTATTAAGGGTGATCCAAAACAATTTACAGAAGTCGGAGAAGCAATTGCTACCTTGCAGGCGCTTAGTGGCAAAGAACTTAATATAGAGACTGTTATCTTCGGTAGCCTTGAGGGAGATTTTAAAGGAATAGGAGAAGAAGGGTTAAAGAAGCTTGCTGCAGATTTAGCAACAATAGAAGAATTACCGTCTCCAATAACTAAAGATTCTATACTTAGATTTTTTTCAACAGAAGAAGGTAAAGAAGGTCCTGGTGCTGGTATTAAAGGAACATCACAAGAAAATTTAGAACTATTAATGAGCCAATGGAAAGATTTTGATGCACTACCAGATATAGCACAAAAAGAAGCTGTTTCTAAATTTACAACCCTTTATCAAACAATATTTGCAGACGAAGAATCAAGACGTGCTTATTTTAAGGATAAGGCGCAAAAAATGGGGTTACGGGGAAGAGGCGCTGCTCAGTATATAACCGGAGCGATGGCTAAAAGCGCAAAGGAGCAGGCAGCAAAAGAAACATTTACATACATCGGTCCTAACGGAGAACTTGTTTCGTCAAAGAATGTTCCAGGAGGAGGTGAAACTGGTGGTGGAAGAAAGGCTCAACCAACTGATAATCTTCTAAGAAGACTAAAATTTATTGCAGACGCAAGAATTAATGAAACGGGCGGAATTCCAGAATTAGACAAAATTACTAAGGGCAAAGGAATTACCAGATTCAAAGGCATAACACAGCAACTTCTTACTGGTATTGGTAAGGGGGGTATGGGTGGATTTAACAGAGAATTTATCTCAGCACTTGAAGAGATGGATAAAGAGACTAGAGCAAAATTTATAACAATAGGAAAAAATGGAAAAGTAATATTAGGAGATGCTGGCAAAGACCTTAAGAAAGCCTTTAATGAAAAGGCAATTAGAGAGTTTTCTGTAGCACAGCTTGAATCTACTCAAAACACTAAGGCACAGGGAGCAGCACTTGCCA